GGTTTGCGTATGCAGAGACGAATACAACCCGCATCAGACCCTTTTATTGATTTGTAATTCGTCTACTTCTACTTCAATGGTCTTTCGTTTAACCTCAAGAAGCTCACCAGGAATACTTGGAGTAATTCTTCTTCCAATACTATCATATTCAATTTGTTTGCCAGAGTTTACATCCCAAACAATCTCTTGATTTTGCTCAGTAGAGAAGTCTTCTGTTTTGGTTGTGACTCCTGCGCTTGCTCCAGTGGAACCGTCTTCTGAAGTTCGTTCACCCAAACCTGTGGTGCTGGTTTTTCGATCGTATCGCTCGATAAATCGTTCTTTGATGAAGTTTGGCGAGGCTTGCGCTTCACTGGTGTTCTCTTCTTTAACGGTGGGCTCTTCTTTGGTTGTATTTCTTGTGTCATTTTCTTTCCTTTTAGTTGGTATACCTGCTGCCATTAACATTAAAACTGCCAGTGGATCAAAAACAGTGACAATCATAATTATAACAATTCTGACTGCCTTCTCTAAAATCGTTTGATCTGGATCATCTCCATATACAAGTGCTGCTATGTATTTAATCGGTCCAACTTCAGCCTCAACCTTACGAAGTTCTGAAGCAATCGGAGCACGTTCAGCATTTAATTTAGCGATCTCGCCCTGAGCCTTGGTAATGTCGGTTTGAATTTGTGTTCTTTCTTTTGCCTGACGAGTGCGCATGGCGTTGGCGTTAACAGCACCTTGGTCGGTTTTACTTCTGGCAATTGTTTGATCAATTGTTTCATCCATTTGCTTCAATGCTTTGCGAGAACTTTCAATATTTTCCCGCTCAGTTTTGATTTTCTCATCTATGAGTGCGACCTTTGCTGCCACATCACTTGTTGGAACACTCTGATCCAAGTGCGCCCTAGATAAGAATCCGAAAATTCCCATCGATGTTAATGACATGAGAACAATCAACGCAAATGTAAAATAAGTTTTCATTAGCCATGGGATAGTTTTCCATGATCTGAATAACCAAGAAGCAACAACCAACTTGGCGAACTCAAGAACACCACCCATTATTACAATTGGAATTATTGCAGCGGCAAAAATAGCTGCCAAACCTGCTATTGAATAATAAGCAGAAACGGCTGATAAAATTATTGCTGTAAAATATAACAAGTATATCATATCTTCCCTTTTATGTGTGAACCATGTATTCGACAGGAAATCTGCATATTGTAATAGTCATCGCTTTCTAATACCTTTCTTGCAAATTGTTCTCTTGCCTCAACATAGGAACATTCTGCCTTCGATCGACAGAAATACAAAATCTCTCGAGTGAAGTTTTCTTTACCGAGAGTTTCAACATCTTTACATAGTTCTACGCTTGATCCGTAATATTCAAGCCAGTCTGAATCAACTTTACTTTTAATCTTTTTCTTTTTCTTGGTGCCATTTTTCAATGTCACTGTTTTGTAAGTTGTCTTAGAAAACTTAGATAGCTTCTTACCAATGTACTTACGATTGGTGGTCAGGTTTGCAATTTGGTATACAAACCCAACACAGTCTTCTGGTAGCTCTTCAATGATTTGATGATTAAATGTCCACATAGTGAACTATTTAGGCATCTATCACTCATCGTCATCAATTTCTTCTTCGTATATGTCTGCTGAACAGACTGGACAGTATACGATATCTTCTAATTGGTGGTCGTCACCCTTTAGAGCAATTTTACCTCTTGCTCCGCACGAGTCACACTCAAAGTGTCTTGTTGCCATTTCTAATCCTTATTCTCTAATATGAATCCTAACCTATCTCCAGCGGGGCTGAAGTAAAAATCATCGAACCAAACAGGTATAATAGTTTTGGCAGAGTGATTGCTAAAATCATCATTATATCTAAAATGTACCTCTATTACACGATCACCTATGACTTCAACATTTAACCAAGGATATCTGTCTGCAACCTGTTGTAGTATCTCAGGTAAAACAAATATGTCTTCAGTTTTTGTCCAACGACTAAATCTATCTAGACGATTTGGGTCATCTCTAAACCCCTCAACTGCCAGTGTTTGTTTACCCCAATTATAATCAAAACTAAGATGACGTCCTGTAAATACCTCACACCAAAAATATCCATTTGGAATTGAGTCAGAATTCAAGTATTGTATACTCGCGCCAATCGACATCATTTTTAAATTAATAATAGGTCGTACTACATAATTACCTGGAACAACAGGAGGAATTCCAGCTGGACCACACAGATAACCTAATTTTTTTGATAAAATGAATTTATCTACACACCATAGATCGTCTAAATCTATGCTGTCAAATACATCTGTGTCGCCAACAATCTTGACCAAATTATGCCGCCTTGCCCCAAACGTCGCCCCAGTCACCCGATTGTGCGCCTTTGGCATAATCAGTTACACGATTTTCAAAAAAGTTACCGTGAACTGGAGCATTAATCATTTCCTCAACCCATGGTAGAGGATTCTTTTTAACTTTGAAAATTCCCTTCATACCTAACGAAATTAAACGACGATCAGCAATATAACGAATATATTTCTTTACATCTTCCGCTGATAGTTTTCTCATATCCCCATTGGCGTAGCAAAGATCAATAAATTTATCTTCCAATTCTACCATTTTTTCTGCGATGGTATAAATTCTAGATTTTAAATCATCATTCCAAATTTCATTGTTCTCTTTTATATATTCCTTGAACAAACGAATCATTGATTCAGCATGCATAGTTTCATCAACAATAGACCAAGTAACAATCTGACCCATTCCCTTCATAAGTCCATGACGAGGGAAGTTGAGAAGCATAATAAAAGAGCTAAACAGTTGCATACCTTCGGTAAATGCCGAAAATACAGCAATGTGAGTAGCAGTAGAGGCAAGATCGCCATTACGAGAAGAAAGGTCTGTGACATAATCATGCTTATCCCTCATCTCTTGATATTCAAGGAACTGATTATAAGTAGATTCAGGTAGACCAAGGGTTTCAATTAGATGACTATATGCAGCAATGTGTAATGCTTCACGTGCTGCGAAACCCATAAGCATCATACGAACTTCTGGTTGAGGAAAATGCGGTAGATAGTTATTAACATAACCACCTGCCACATCTATATCACCTTGAGTGAAGAATCGAAAGATGTTTGTGAGGAAAGTTTTTTCTTCAGCAGTTAATTTCTTTTTCCAATCTTTAACATCCTCAGCCATTGGAACTTCAGAGTGAAGCCAGTGTGCCTGTTCGTGCTTCAACCATGCATCATATGCCCATGGATAGTTGAAAGGTTTAAAATGGTTTCTTGTATCTGTTAATTTACTTTTTGTTTTTGTTATCATTGGTTTTGTCCAAAATTGTTTATTGATTCTAAAAATAATTAAAATTCAGAACACATCTAACCTGTTTGTCTGTGCAGGATACAGCAGCATGTTGTTCGCTTCCATCAAATATCACCATTCTGTTAGCGACAGAATCTATCTCTGTTCCATTCGCGAAAATAGTTTTTCCATTATTTGTATTTACATAGTAGACAGCAGTTTTATTGTTAACTCCATCTATATCTATATGAAATTCGCTGATAGTCTTTTCTGGAAATACTGGTGTAACACCAGTTAAATTTGCCTTCACTCTAATTACAGCTTCCGCTTTTAGTAGTGTTAAGAAGGGAATAATCAAATCTCGATAGTATGTACTGCCCTCTACATTGTTGTCGAAAAATGTATGAGTAAACTGAAAGGATGTTAAAGACACAGGATCATCATGATACGCTTTTCTATTATTATAATACCATGGAAACATGCATTCAGGTCCAATGAGAGTATGTTGAGTCTTTTCGAATAATTCTTTTGGTAAAAAATCCTCAAGGATGATTAATCCCTTTACTTTAGTTATACCTTCCATAGCAACAACTTTCATAATTAACCCTCACACGCAAGACATTCACCACCAGTCAAATCTTGGAGATTGATCTCTTTAATAATTTCACGTTCGATTCGTTTAGAAACTTTATCTGCTTTCGCAATCTTATCGGAACGACAGTAGTACATTGTCTTCAGTTTTGATTTCCATGCCATAAAATGAACAGCATGAATGTATTTAATGTGGCTGTCTGGACGAAAGAATACATTTAATGATTGAGCTTGATCAATATACTCTTGACGATCTGCAGCATGTTGAATCACCCAACGTTGGTCAATCTCCATTGAGGTTTTGAATACATCCTTTGTCCAATCATCCATCCAATCAAGGTGTTGAACTGAACCATCATTGGCGATAATGCTACTCCAAATTTGTTGATACTCATCTTCGCCTTTCGGTGTCAATGGAGCACCTGCAGGTGATAAGTTCTTCATAATAACCTTATCCAAATATCGGTTCTTATTTAAGTGCGAGCCTGAGAGAGTATCTTGTCTGTAACAGTTTGCTCTATATGGTTCGATTGATGGTGATGTATTACCCATTAGAATACTGCTTGATGCATTTGGTGCAATGGCAGCGACATGTGAAAATCTGTTACCAACACCATCATGCGCCTTCTTTATTGTTTTTACTTTCATCGTTTTCTCCAATTTTATAACCAATATCCCATTCAGGTCCAGGTCTTGTTTTAGCCATTGTTCGCACAGATCCATCATTCCACCAAAACATACCAAGACGTTTTTCTCTAACTTTGTCTTTAACATCTTGTCTTTTTGCTGGATTTTGTTCACTATACTTTGTTTTTCTTTCTTCCGTCCACTGTTTTTTAACAGCGTCACTATGTTTATTTTTATTGGATTCATCTTGGAAAAATTGTTTTGTTCTTTCAGATGCAATCTTTTTATTATTGGAATCATTCCAATATGCAATCTTGTGTTCACTGATCTTTTGTTTACAAGATTGTAGGAACATAGGATTATTTTTAATCATTATTTCTGATTGATGTTTATTGGCAGCATCAGTTTTTATACAACATTTAGAGAAATTTCTATTTAAGAAAACTTCCTTAAATTTAGTTCTACCTAATATTGAATAGTGAAACGATAAGTATCTGTTCTCAGTTTCTAACAACTTCTCTACATTATCATAATGTTTTATTAAATCAACTTTAAAGCTAGATAACCCACCTTCTTGTATAAGTTTATGTACAAGTTTAGATGAAGTTTTGTAACCAGATTCAGTTAAAAATTTATTAGAGTCGCAGTGTTTTGAAAACGAAACGCCAACATAAATCATGCCAGTTT